TGACGCGGCACCGTGACAACGCGCTTCGCTGGGTGAACCGCAAGACCGACGCGCGGTTCGACTACGTCATCGCGTGCGACCAGTTCAAAGAGGTTCGGCTGAACATGGCGGCCATCGTGCTGACGATCAAGGCCATCAGGCAGATCGAACGGTGCGGCACGTCGAGCCTGCTCGAGCGGGCGTTCAAGGGCTTCGCGGCCATCGAAGCGACGGCCGGCCCGAGCGGTGGTGTATGACCCAGAAGGCTATCGGCACCGGCGAGATCATCGACGCCGACGTCCTGGGCGGCACCGCTCACGAACTCCGGATCGCGGAACTCGAGACGCAGCTCCGGGCGATGACCCGGCAACGCGATGACGCGAACCGCGAGACGAAGCGGGCGCAAGAGGACGCCCAACGGGCGCTGTCGATGCTGCGCACCCAGCTCGGCCCGCTCTACCGCGCCCTGCAAGCCGTGTTCGGCGAACTCGACGCGGCCGGTGTCACCGAGGACCGGCGACCGGAACCCGGCGACGCACCGCCCGCCGCGCCGGCGAAGAACGTCGCGGTCTGGGAGGCCTGGAAGCAGCGGATGCCGCCGGCGGTCGGCAAGGTCATCGACGCCCTGCTCCTGCATGGCGAGCTGAACCAGGTGCAGATCAAGGTCGCGGCCCGCATCGGCTCGAGCACGGTGACGGATGCGGTGTATAAGCTGAACAAAGCGGGGTTGATCAACAAGAACGGCGGAAGGGTGTCGCTGAAACAGCTATGAGAAAGTCGAAGCAGTGGATCGTCTGGGGGTTGGTGGTCGACGAGGACGAGGACGTCGCGCCGGTCGACCATTGCCACAGCCTGGCCGAAGCGATGCGCTCGCCGCTGCCGGGCATCGTTCACGAATACGACTTCGTCGCCGGTGATGATGAACACTGCGGCACGTTCCTGAACGGCCGAGCCATCGGCGTCAATCAGGCGCTCGCCGCGCGGCTACACTGAGGAGGGGCTATGACACTCGAGCAGCTAACACAGCATCAGGCGACCGTGCGCGGACTCAGGGACACCCTCGCGAGCAACCGCGACGGATTCACCGAGAACGTCACGCCGGCGATGCAGCGCGAAACTCTCTTTGATGCGGTCGACGCGCTGGCCGACGTCGTCGGTGCCTTGATCGAGGAGCGCCTCGCGGACGGGCAGCACTCGGCCAAGGTGTCGGAGATGATCAAGGGGCAGGGCAAGGCATGAAGCTCGAGGTTCGCTGTTGCTGTGATCCGGGGAAGCTGATCGGCTACCTCGATCACCCGAATCTTCAGAAGGTCGGGGATCGCTGCACGTTCGTGCTGCGGCCGGCGTCCTGCGTGCGCGTCGGTGATGACGCCCTGCATCTGCAATTCGGCGAGCGGCTCGAGTTCGACGTCCTCGAGGCGCTGATCCCGATCGAGGGCGAGCTGACTGCGGTGCATGGCCGCGAGCGCCGCGTCGCCATCCGTAATCGCGACTACCCGCTCGAGAAGCTCCGGCTGGTGCCTGGATTCGAGGAGGCCGCAATCGACGCCCATGATCGCGAAGCGGTGACAGGCCACGGGCGATACTGATGCCGAGCAAGACCCTCGACCTCCGCGCTCAGCGATTCGTTGACGCCTACCTGGGGAGCGCCGCCGGGAACGGGACAGCTGCGGCTCGAGCGGCGGGCTACAAAGGCACCGCCGCGACGCTGGCCGTGCAGTCAACCCGGCTGCTAAAGAATGCTAAGGTTCGCAAGGCCATCGACGCCCGGCAGGAACGGCGCACCGGCAAGGCCATCCTCAGCGCCGACGAGCGCGACCAGATGCTCACCGACATCGCGAAATTGACGTGGAGCTCGAGCGACAAGATGATCGCGATCCGGGCCATCGCCGAGCTGAATAAGTGCAGTGGCCGCCATAGCATCAAGCACGTCCTCGACGGCAGGCTCACGCTCGAGCAGGCGCTCACGCAATCGAGGAAATAGGCCGGGAAATGCGGATCGCCCACCGGCTGGAGACTTGAATGGATTACGTCGCGCTCTGGTTCATCCTCACGGGCGGCGGCGGCTACGTGCCGCCGGAGGATGTTCGCGCACCGCAGTGCGGTCGGCCGGGGCTGGTGGTCGGCGTGATGGTGGATCGCCTGGTCAACCCGACGCTGGCGCTCTGGCCCGACCCGCACGTTGTCGGCGAACACTGCGAGGTCGACATCCGCGCTCGCGTCCAGGGCTTGCCGTTCGGCGAGTATCACCTTGCGACAACCGAGATGGTCAAGGCGCTGCCGTTCGGCACGCCACCCGAACCCTACATCGGCATCGACCCGCATACCTCCGCGCTGTGGCTTCGGCTCGATGACGGATCGATTCTCCCGCCGGCGCTGCCACCGGCCAACCTACGACTCAGCGGCCAACAATGAGAGAATGCCTCACCATGAAAACAATTCTGTTCGCGCTCGCGCTCCTCGTCCTGCCCGCGCTCGCATTCGCCCAGGCGGTCGACGGATATCGCCTCAACATCTATCCGGCCTCGACACCGCCGACGACGACCCCGACGCAAACCTTCGACTTCCTGATGAGCGCGATTACCTGCAACCTCGCGCCGCCGGTCGTGGTGCCTGGTGTGCCGGTGAACCCGACCCGCGCGATCTGGGATGACCCGGCCAACGCGGGGCGCGTGTGTCAGTGGAACGACCCCGGCACGGGGCCACTGTTCGCGGTGCCGTTCGGCTCGAGCTACGAGGCTGGCCTTCAGGCGTTCAACGCGGCCGGGCGAGGTCCGGAAAGTAACAGAGCCCCTTTTTCGCGACTGTCGGCGCCGACAACTGCGCCGGCGGGACTTCGTTTGATACGACCCGGATCGTAGGCGTCGCGGGCGTGTTCGGGTATTTCGATCTGACGATGACTCGGTGCAAGGGGGAGTGATGGCGAAGACGAAACCGCGCAAGGACAGCGACGTCGTTCGGATGCTCCAGGTCGACAAGCTCGGCACGGTGCAGACCTGGAAGCTCACGCACAAGACCGTCAAGGGCATGAGCGCCCGCGACGCGGCGGCCTTCGAGGAAGGGTTCGCCGAGCGGTCGCGTGACTTCAACCAGGACAAGGCGCACAGCTCGATCGAAGTGCCGTCACGCATCCCGGCATTCTGGAAGGGCTACGAGTTCGCGCGGGCGCAAGAGGCGAAGACCGAAGAGTGAGCGACGACGACAGCGAGGGCTATGACACAGTTCGGCAGATCCCGGCGTTCCGTCGATTGATCGGTTGCCGACTCGATGATGTCTCCTGCACCGATAAAGGAGAGGATCCAACGGAGGTCTATCTCTTGTTCAGTAACGGCACGGTCATCACGGTGACTATCACCGGCCCAGGCGTGTTCGCGTTCGAGGAAGTCGAGGAGCATTGAGCCTCGAGGAAATCGGTCGCATCATCAAGGGCTATCGCGAGGAGCGCGGGATCCTGCGCTTCGTTGACGAACAATTCAAGGTCAAGCTCGACACTTGGCAGGAGGAAACGCTCCTCGCGTTCGCGTCACCGCGCCCGGAACACCGCCGCATCAGTATGCAGGCGTGCGCTGGCCCCGGTAAGACGGCGGTCGAGGCTTGGTGTGGGAGCTGGTTCCTCGGCACGCAAGGCGAAGAGGGCAATCATCCGAAGGGCGCGGCCGTCTCAATCTCGCGCGAGAACCTGAAGGATAACTTGTGGGCGGAGTTCGCGAAGTGGATCGGGATCTCGCCGTTCATGTCGTCATCGTTCACCTGGACGAACGGCCGCATCTTCGCCAACGATCACCCGGAGACGTGGTTCATCAGCGCCCGCGCGTGGCCGAAGTCAGCGAACGCCGACGAGCAGGGCAAGACCCTGAGCGGCCTGCACTCAAAGTATGTCGTCATCCTGGTCGATGAAAGCGGCGCGATCCCGACGACGGTGCTTCGCGCCGGCGAACAGGCGCTCTCGACGTGCGTGTTCGGCAAGATCCTCCAGGGCGGCAACCCGATCAGCCTCGAGGGAATGCTGCACGCCGCGGCGAACGAGCTGCGACATCAATGGTTCATCATCCGCATCACCGGCGACCCGGACGATCCGAAGGCCTGGGTGCATTCCCCGCGCGTCGGCGCTCAACCGCTCGAGTGGGCGAAGGAACAGATCGCGACGTATGGCCGAGAGAACCCGTGGGTCAAGAGCTACATCCTCGGGCAATTCCCGCCACAGTCGATCAATTCGTTGCTGGGCCTGGAAGACGTCGAGGCCGCGATGGCTCGGCACCTTCGAGGGCCGGCTTACGAGTGGTCACAGAAGCGCCTCGGTGTCGACGTCGCGCGATATGGCGACGACCGCACGGTCATCTTCCCGCGGCAAGGCCTGGTCAGCTTCCTGCCGGTGGTCATGCGGCACGCGCGAGACTCGGCGGTCAGCACCGACATCGCCGCTCGCGTGATGATGGCGAAAGCGCAATGGGGCAGCGAGCTCGAGTTCTTCGATGCGACCGGCGGCTGGGCGGCCGGAGCGGTCGACGTGATGCGCTCGAATGGCGTGAACCCGATCAATGTGCAATTCCACGCCGACGCCCTGGACCCGCGCTATTACAACCGCCGCGCCGAGATTTGGTTTCAGATGGCCGAGTGGATCAAAGGCTCGGGCGTGCTGCCGAAGAGGGCCGAGATGGTCGCCGAGCTGACGACCCCGACCTACACGTTCAAGGACGGCACGTTCCTGCTCGAGCCGAAGGAGCTGGTCAAGAAGCGGCTCGGTCGGTCGCCGGATATCGCCGACGCGCTGGCGCTGACGTTCGGCCTGCCCGACATGCCTCGAGAGATGATCGCAAAGCTCCGGAAGCAGGCGCACGCGACGACAATGGACGACGTCGCCGCCGCCGGCGGGAAGGCCGAGAGCGGGTATAACCGTGACGACTATTGAGGATCGAGCGCCGGATGTCGACGTCGACCTGATCGCCGACGAAGACGATGATGATGACGAAGGGCCATGTGACGTCTTTGGCAGGAGGACACGATGCAGGTATCACTATTCACGCGCGTCGCTGAGCGCGATTGGGACGAGGTCAAGGCGCTCGAGATTCCGGACATGCAGCCGCCGCCGAGCGTGATCGTCTGGGGCGAGCGCGTGTTTATGATCATCCCGCCGGCGTTTTCGCCCGGCGACGGCACGACCCCGGAGTATGGCGAGGTCTTCGCCTACGTGGTGCCGGAAGCGCCCCGCGCATGATCCGCGCGGCCACGGTCGACGACTTCCCCAGGCTCGCCGAGATGGGGAGCAAGTTCATGGCCTCGAGTCGCTACGGTGACTTCCTGCCAACAACGCCGAAGATGCTCGAGGCGCTGCTCGCGGTCATCACCGAGGTCGGTGTCGTGCTGGTGTGTGAGCGCGTCACGCTCAAGGTGCCGCAGCTCTCGTATCCAGGTCGAGCGCCGATCATCGCGGCCACGGAGGAACACCCGGCCATCGGCAGCGATCACAACCTCGTCGGGATGATCGCGCTGGTCGCGCTCCCGCACCCGATGACCGGCGAGGTCTACGTCGAAGAAATGGCCTGGTGGGTCGAGCCGGATCACCGCGGCTCGGTCGGCCCGCGCCTGCACATCGCCGGCGAGGAGTGGGCCAAGGCCAAGGGCATCAGCCTCATGCGAATGCTGAGTCCGGCTGGCTCAGATTTGGGCATATACTACGGGCGGCGCGGTTACGTCGAAGTCGAGACTGCCTGGGTGAAGAGACTCTAAACATATGGGCTGGATGACGGCACTGACGATCGGCGCGATGGTCTATGGCGCCGTGCAACAGAAGAAGCAGACGAACGCCGTGAAGAAAGCGGCGGAGGCGCAAGCCCAACAGGCACCGCTCGCGCCTGCCCCGGCCGCCACGTCGCTGACTCCGCCCGCCCCGCCGTTGCTGGATCCTGGCAAGAAACAATCGCTCGCGAACGGTGCCGCCCTGAAGCAAAAGAAGAAAGCGGTCGGCGGCTCAATCCTCACTCGCCCGAAGGCACCCGTGTCGAACGCGATGCCCGTGGCGGCGCGAACGATGCCTCGATCCCTCGTCGGCGGTTACTGATGCCGCGATACACCGGATCCGATCAATCGAAGCGCGACCGCCTGGCCGCACTCGCCAACACGCTCTGGTCAGAGCGAACGAGCGGCTTCGATCCCCATTGGAGCGAGCTCGATCAATACCTCCTGCCGCGGCGCACGCGGTTCTGGACGGGCGACAAGAATCGCGGCGACAAGCGCAACGAGAAGATCATCGACTCGACCGGGCGCTACGCGGCCCGCACGCTCGGCAGCGGCTTGCACGCCGGGCTGACGTCGCCGGCGCGGCCCTGGATGAAGCTCACCACGCCGAACCCGGAGCTGGCGAAGATCCCGGTGGTGAAGTATTGGCTGCATGAAGTGACCCAGCGGATGCTGACGATCTTCGCGCAGACCAACATCTACAACACCTTCCCCATCGTGTATCAGGACATGGGCGTCTTCGGCACCGGCGCGGTCGCGGTCCTGGAAGACAGCAAGGATCTGTTTCGGTGCTACCCCTACGCGCTCGGCAGCTATGCGATTGGCGTCGATGCTCGAGGCCTCGCCTGCACGCTGGTGCGGAAGTTTCAGCTCACGGTGCGGCAGGTTGTCGAGGAGTTCGGAGTTTCCGATGACGGCAAGGATATCGACTGGACCAATATTTCGACCATCGTCAAAAACGCCTGGGACAAGGGCGAGTATCAGACGCCGGTGCAGATTTGTTGGATCGTCACGCCAAACGAGGATTATGACCCCGACGCCTTCGGCAATAAGTATCTGAAGTTTACGAGCTGCCACTACGAGGACGCCTCGACCGAGAAGAATTTTCTCCGCGAGTCCGGGTTCCGTTCCTTCCCGGTGATGGTGCCGCGGTGGGACATCACCGAGGGCGACAGCTACGGCACCGACTCGCCTGGCATGACCGCGCTCGGCGACGTGAAGCAGCTTCAGATCATGCAGAAGAAGCTCGGGCAGGCCATCGCGAAGATGGTCGATCCGCCGCTCGCCGGGCCGACGTCGCTGATCACCCAGAAGGTCAGCCTCCTGCCGAGCGACATCACCTATGTCGATCACCGCGAGGGCATGGGCGGCCTCCGCGCGATCCATGAGGTCAACCTTCGCATCGACCATCTGACCAACGACATCGCGAACGTGCAATTTCGGATTCAACGCGCGTTCTACGAGGATCTGTTCCTAATGCTCGCCCGCTCCGATCAACAGCGCGGCTCGACGCCGATCACGGCTCGCGAGGTCGAGGAGCGCCATGAGGAGAAGCTGATCGCGCTCGGCCCGGTCCTGGAGCGCACGAACGACGAACTCCTCGACCCGATTGTCGACCGCGTGTTCGAGATGATGGAACGCGCCGGCCTGATCCCGCCGGCACCCGAGCAGCTTCAGGGCGTCAACATCAAGCCCGAATACGTCTCGATTCTCGCCCAGGCCCAGAAGCTCGTCGGCGTGGTCGGCCTCGATCGCTTCAACCAGAACGTCCTGGCGATTGCGCCGGTCGTGCCGAGCGTGCTGAACAAGGTCAATTACAACCGCGTGATCGATGACTACGGCGACATGCTGGGCATCGACCCGAACATCCTGCGGTCGGACGAAGAGGCCGATGAAATGACCGCGCAACAGGCCGAGGCGCAACAGGCCCGCGAGGAAGCGGAAACCGCGGCGAAGATGGGCGCGGCCATGAAGTCGGCAGCCACGGCCCCGCTCGAGGGCGACACCGCGCTCTCGAGGCTCGCCAGCGCCGCCGCGGCTGGCACCGTTTAGGAGGAGTGATGAAGCAAGTCTTCAGGATCATCGGCGTGTGGGTGTTGTTCTTCGCGACCATCGGCGCGGTCGCGTTCGGGTTCGCGATGATGGCCGTCCTCGAGCCGATACCGCTCGAGGCGCAAGCGGTCTTCGATGCCGGCCGCGTGACGGTCGCGACGACAGCGACCGCCATCTTCACCGCGCCGGGCGTCGGTGGTCGCGTCACGATCTGTAACCGGCACACGACTCCGATCTTTATCGGCCCGGCCAGCGTGACGACCGCGAACGGCTTTGAGCTGATCAACGCGACCTGTGACGTTTTCTTCCCGAGGCCTCGCGCGACCATCTTCGGCATCGTGGCGGCCGCCACGGCTCGAGTCGACTACGCGGCCGGAGCGCCGTAGATGGCCGTTCGCCCGCTGGTCAAGAACGCGACGAGCAAACGACAAGTCAAGTTTGCCGAGCGAAAGGCGAAGGAGGCCGCGCTTCAGGCGCTCGAGGATCTCCGCGAAGTGCTGGCGACTGAGGTCGGCCGGCGCGTGGTTTACCGGCTCCTAAAGTCGTGTTCGGTGTTCGAGAGTATCGCGGCGCCGCTCGAGCTCATCGCTTACAATGCAGGACGGCAGGACGTCGGGCATTACCTGATGGCCCTGATCGAGCAGGCTGACGACACCGCGATCTTCACGATGATGCAGGAAGCGACGGTCGCCAAACGCAAGGATGCCCGCGAGCGAGACGCGGTTCACACCGAGAAGGACGATACAGATGGCAGCGAAGACTGAAACCCCGCCGGCCGACACCGCCGCCGCCGCCGCCGCCGCGAAAGCCGCGAGCGACCAGGCCGCAGCCGACAAGGCCGCAGCGGACAAAGCAACCGCCGACAAGGCCGCAGCCGATGCAGCGGCCGCCGCCGGTGGCGACAAGGACAAGGCCGCGGCTGACAAAGCTGCCGCCGACAAAGCAGCGGCAGACGCAGCGGCCGGGAAACCCAAAGACGGCGAGGCCGTTGTGGAGGGTGCCCCCGACAAGTATGCGCTGACGATCCCCAAGGACGGGGCGGTCGACGCGAGTGACATCGCGCTGATCGAAGCACTGGCACGCGAGCACAACCTGCCCAACGATCAGGCGCAGGCGCTCCTCGAGCAGCACAACACCATGCTGATCGAGGGCAGCACGAAACTCGCGGCGGAGCTTACGGCAGATCGGGACTACGGCGGTGAGAAGCTGGCGGAAACCCAGCGGCTCAGCAAGGCCGTGATCGACCTGGTGCGGCCCGAAGGACATCCTCGACGCGCGGCGTTTCAGCGCCTCCTGGACAAGAGCGGGTATGGCAATCACATCGAGATCGCGAGCTTCCTCGCGGACCTCGGCAAGCGAATGAAGGAAGACTTCCCGGCGAGTGGTGGCGGCGGTGGCGGCGACAACAAAGAGAAGCCGCTCGCGAATCGCATCTACCCGAACCAGAAGTAACCTCGTTCGACAGGAGTTAGCAATGCGTTTTTCTTTCGTAGTTTTGACGGCGGTCCTGGTCATGATCCTGGGCGTCGATATCGGGGCCGTCTCCTCAGCGGGTGCCGGCCATCTGCCGAACATGCTCGAGTTCGGCTTTCTCGCGAAGGTCGGCCTCGGCCTCTTCGCGTTCGGCGCGGTGCTGAGCACGAACGCGCTCACGCTGGCCGATTGGGCGAAGCGCGTCGATCCGTCCGGCAAGATCGCCGACATCGTTGAACTGCTCTCGCAGAGCAATGAGCTGTTGGCGGACATGCAGTGGATCGAGGGCAACCTGCCGACCGGCCATCGCACCACGATGCGCACCGGCTTGCCGGCGGTCGCGTGGCGCTTGATCAACTCGGGCGTCGTGCCGAGCAAGTCGACGACTGCGCAGATCGACGAGCAGAGCGGGATCCTCGAGGCCTGGTCGGAAGTCGACGTCGCGCTCGCGCGGCTCAACGGCAACACCGCGAGCTTCCGGCTCTCCGAGGCCCGCGCGTTCATCGAAGCCATGAATCAGGAAATGGCTCAGACGTTGTTCTACGGGAACGGCGGCCTCGCCCCGGAAGAGTTCACCGGCCTCGCGCCGCGCTACTCGAGCCTCGCGGCGGGCAACGGCACGAACATCCTGGACGCCGGCGGTGCCGACGCGGCCGACAACGCGAGCATCTGGCTCGTCGCATGGTCGCCCGAGACGGTCAGCGGCATCTTCCCGAAGGGTTCGCAGGCGGGCCTCGAGCATGACGATTACGGCGAGCAGACGATCCACGTCACCGCCGGCGTCGCGGGCAGCCGTATGCGTGCGCTCCAGGAACGCTGGGTCTGGAACGCGGGCATTCAGCTCGCCGACTGGCGCTATGTCGTCCGCATCGCGAACATCGACATCAGCAACCTGACGGCCGGCACCGGCGCCGACCTCATCGACCTGATGGAAACGGCGCTCGAGATCCTGCCGAACGGCCTCGGTCGCCCGGTGTTCTACATGAACCGCCTGGTGGCTCGCGTCCTGCGTCGGCAGGAACGCGGCGACGTCACCACGGGCGGCGGCCTGACCTTCGAGAACGTCGAAGGCAAGCGCGTCATGGACTTCGCTGGCGTGCCGGTGCGGCGCGTCGATGCTCTCCTCACCACGGAGGCGCGCGTCGTCTAGGCCTCACGGGGCCAAGACGACCGAGGCTAGAAGGTTTAACCAAGGTTCAGAGGAGCGAAGCATATGTATCTCGACGCTTTCCTGCGAGTATCCAACGCCCAGGCGTTCGGTGCCGCAGCCGTTTCGACCGATTCGATCGACCTCGGCAACGTGACGCCGAAGCGCCAGATCTCCACCGGCGAGCCGATGGGGTTTGGCGTGGCGATCACGACCGCCGGCACCGTGGCCGCAACGCTGATGGAAGTCATCAGCGCGACCGACGCGGCGCTGACCGCCGGCATCCTCGTCCACAGCTCGCGCTCGGTGCCACTGGCCGAGACGGTGCTGGGGGCGCTGTTCTTCCTGCCGTTCAACTCAGGAGCGCCGACGCAGCGATTCATCGGCGTGCGCATGACGACCGCCGGCGGCACCATCTCGGCGACCGCCTGGTTGACGTCACACAGCCTGTTCTCGATCCACTCCGCGCACTACGCGCGGAACTACGTGGTCTAGAGCCGTCATTCGTCGCGGGCTACTTGCCGAGTTCACTCGAGCCGGCCGGTGGCTCGCGGCCAACCTGTTTTTGTTGAGGGAGAAGTGCAATGACGAAAGCGAAAGCCAAGCCCGCAGCTCGAGGAGCTGCAACGCCCGCCAACCCGAAGACGCCGCGCCCGCCGGTTGGCACCGGCCCCGCGCCTGGCGTCACGCCGGAGCAGGGCATTCCGCCCGCCGGTCGCATCGGCAAGAACCAGATCTCCTCGCGTCCGGTGTCACCGGGCAGCGCGAACGATGCCCCCTCGCCGAGCCGCCGCATCCCGGCGCGTCCGCGCGTGCAGGAACCCGAAGGCGAGGAGCGCGACCTCGGCCCGCTGGTGCGCGTCCAGGCGACGCGCGTCGGGTTCGTCGACAACGCTCGCCGCCGCGAGGGCGACGTGTTCGACGTTCACGAAGCCGAGTTCAGCGACAAGTGGATGGTTCGAGTGACCGAGGACGTGCCGACGAAGATCACCGGCCCGGCCGCGGCGCTCAAGAAGATCCACGATGATGCGCTGCCCGGCAAGATGGCACGCTCGGCGGCCGAGACGGATCCGCTCGGCACCAAGTCGTAGGGCTGAGACAGTCAACCTTTTTCAAGGAGCAGTCTCATGCCTCGACCGAAAGTAATGAACTACCCGCACGTTGCACGATTCGCCGGCGATGCGCCGGACGTGATCGCGGGCGACGGTGCGGTGAACATCGACTATGACGGCAACGTGCTACTGACCAAAGGGTCGGCCGCTGCCATCACGGTCGCCGCGCCTGGTGCGAAGAACGTCGGTCGCCGGAAGAAGATCTTCAACGGCTCGGACTTCGCGCACATCGTTACCTTCACCGGCTCAACGCTGCGTGACGGCACGACCGGCGCTTCGATCACCTGGACGGCCGCCGCGTTTCAGGGTTCCTCACTCACCATCTACGCGGTCAGCGCGACGACCTGGATGGTGGAGTCGATGAACCTCGGCGCGATCGCCTAGTTCGAGCTTTATCGAGGCGCTGGCGGGAATCTCGCCGATTGGTTGGGGGTGACTAATCGGCGAGCGCCAGCGCCGTTTTTTGCAAAGGGCGGGCGATGGCAACTGTCGAAAAGTGGCTCGAGTTCACGGTTCATCTGACCGACAAGGCCCGCGTCGCCGAGCTTCAGGCGCTTTACCCGGCCGGCGCGAAGAACGTCGCCCCGATCACGATGTCGACGCTGATGGCCGCGCCGATTCAAGAGACGTCGGCGACCTTCGCCGCCCCGTGTTCACGCTCGCCGTATTTCATCCCAGGCAGCGCCTATCCTCGAGACGTCGCGCAATTCACGCGCAAGAGCGGCGGCTGGTTCGGCCTCTCCTTCCTGTTCGGCAACACCACGAATTATCACTGGTATGCCAACTTCGCGTATGCGGCTGGGACGACGGCGGAGATTGACGGCACGCCGACCGAGGTCGTCGCGATCGCGCAACGCCGCAACATGATGTCCTTCGATGCCATCGGCACGATGGAGGAGGCCGGCGGGTTGGGTTCGACAGCCATCAACCGCGGCGCGTCACGGCACGCGGACGGTGCCGGGTTCTCGGTGCGACAGGAAAGCTCGTCACACGAAGTCTCGATGAGCCCCACGTCGGGCGGCGGCGGCGCGAGCAATCAGGCCTGGGATCGCTTCTACATGCGCGTGAACAAGGCACCGACGCTCGGCCTCGCACGGTTCTACCGGGTCGGCCTCGCGGGCGGCGCGTCGCGCGGCTTCTCGCTCGATCTGACGGTCGACCTCCGGGTTCAGTTCAAGAACATTCAGGACGGCGGCACCGAAGCCGGCTTCAACACGACGACCGATCAGCTCGAGATCGGTCGCTGGTATCGGTTCGATGTGGTGTGGAAGTCCGGCGCGGCCGGCTCGAACCAGACGCGCGTCTACATCGGCCGCAAGCTGGTGATGACGCAGGTCGTCACCGCGTCCGGCGGCATGAACACGGCGAGTAATCACGCCGCGTCTTACCTGGGTTCGTTCGCTGGTTGGGAAACCGGCGATCAGCCGGAGATGGATTTTGACGATTGGGTGATGGCCGACTGGCCGACCGTCGACAGCGGCGGCCGCTTCGCCGGGAAGGACTGGCTAAACGGATCGCGCGTCAAGTTCATTCCGCTCTCGGCGATGGGGCCGGGCAACGCCTGGACAGGCCCGGTTGATCACCGGATGTTGAATGCGAACCTGCACAACCCGGTCGCCGCCGATGCGACATCGAAGTTCACAACCAGCACGTCGGGCGCGGCGCTCGTTGGCACGGTGGAAGCGAAAGAGATCACGACCGTGCCGGGCGCACTCGGCGCGGTGGCGTTCTATGTCGTGGCCTTTATCCGTCAGACGGTCGCCGGAGCCGGCACCATCGGCTGGCGCTTTAATGGCCTCCTCGACCTCGCCGCGCTCGCGTCACAAAGCACCGGCTATCGGTGGGAGCGACGGCTCTACCGGCCCAGCGGCCTCACCGACCCGATCGCGAGCTTGACGCCGCTCGAGGTTCATCACATCAAGGCGGCGAACGTCAACCCGGCCGACTGTCAGGCGCTCGGGGCCGTCGTGGAATTGATCGGGACGTTCGGCGATGAGGACGTGCCGGCTGACACGGAAGAAAGCGACACGCCGCCGGCCCTGCCGCCGCGCCGGCTGGGAACGCACAACGCGCCCTATCCCGGATCGCCCTGGGCGCGAGCGACGGCGCCGGTGCAATCGCCGGTCGTCGTGCATTCAGGCACTTACGTCGGCAACAGCACGATCACGGAACTCACGTTCCGATCCAACGTCAACTGGATTTGGATCAGGCAAGTCTCGGCGGTCGCGGGGCAATTCTTCTTTTCATCGGCCTGGGCCGGTCACTTTGAAGGGCAGGAGGCGGCGCTCCCCGGCATCGACGCCCTGCTCGATCCCGCGTTCGTGCCGAGCGGCGTCATCGACACACAGGAGCAGCGGTGTGTCGTGCGCCTCGTCGGCGACAGCTTGGCCTGGAACCGCACCGCGATCACCTACGAATACGTCGCGGTCATGGACCCCGGTGCGCGACTGATGCTCAATGGTCAGTTTCATCACCAGACGACGGTCGTGTCGTTCGCGAACCCGCTCCCGGTTGCGACCTTCACGCCGGAATATACGTTCTTCCAGGTCGAGAACGTCAGCGGCAGCGGCTACCAGCGATCCGTGAAAGGCCTCGGACACGCCGCGCCGAATGGGTCGATCCTGAACCTCGCCGAGAGCGCGACAATCGCGCAAGTGGCGGCCGGTTCGATCACGTCGCTGGCGACGCTACACAACGGCAATGATCGGCCGACGCTCTATTCGGCCTGGCGACGCGACGACGGATCAGGCGATCCCAACCGCTTCAAGGTCGTCAAGATCGGTAGCTACGTCGGCGACGGCTCGGCCTCGAGGACGGTCGGGTTCGAGAACGCGACCGGGTTGCGTCCCTTGTTCGCCATCGTGACGCCGCACACCGCGCTCTCATATGTCCGCGACCCCTCGAACCTAACGAACACATCGAACGCGATGGGCACGGGAACCTCGAGCACGACGGCGATCACCGCCGGCGGTATTGACTCCTTCTCGGTCGGCAGCACGCTGAACACCAACGGCGTCACCTTCGAGTATTTCGTGATCCTCGGCAGCGCGACGGCGGGCAATGGCGGCTGGTCGATCGACGGCGAGTTCGCTTACCTCGAGCCGGACTGGATTGACCCCGACTTCGTTGAGCCGCCCGACTTCGATGAGGAGCCGACCCCGGTCGACCCCGATCCGGATCCCGGCCCGGACGACACCGAGGATTGCACCGATCCCGATAGCGTCTGTATTTTGGCGACGACCCGCGTCGCGAACGTCGCGCTTACGCATATCGGCGTGACGAAGCTGCTCACGAACTATTGCACCCAGAACTCGACCGAGGCCCAGGTCGTTCGGGCGCTCTACGAGGACAGCGTTCGCAAGGTGCTGCGGGACTTCCCGTGGCCGTTCGCGACGAAATACGCGGCGCTGGTCCTCGCGTCGACCCAGCCATCGGCGGCCAATGAGGATTGGGATTTCGCTTATCGGATGCCCGCCGACTGCATCTTTGAGCGTCGCCTTGTCACGGATCGGGAAGGCACGGCCAACCCGACCCCGCCGCCGTTCATGCTCTCGAGCGACGCCTCCGGCGGCCTGATCTTCACGAACGAGGCGGATGCGTTCCTCTGCTACACCTGTCGGCCGGTCTGTGTCGCGTTTGCCTCCGACACGCTGTTCCGCGAGGCGCTCGGTTGGCACCTAGCCGGGGCGCTCGCTCCGCCGCTGACCCGCATGACCGACGTCGCGAAGATGTGTTACGAGAAATACGACGAGGCCATTGCGAAGGCGCACGCGGTCATCAAGCCCGGCGTGCCTGGACTGCGCACCGCGGCGGATCCAACCAGTCCGGACGCTGGCGCGGCCTGCATCGCGGCCAATGTCGACGTCGCGAACGCGGCGCTCCTGCGCATCGGCGCCCGGCCCGTGGCGAACCTCTCGAGCGAGCAGAGCCGGGAAGCGATCGCCGTGATGATGATCTTCGAGAACGAGCTTCGCGCGACGCTCCGCGATTACCCGTGGCGCTTTGCGAAGCGTTACAACGAGACGCTGACGTTCATCGCTGGCACCGAGAGCGTGCCGGTCAATGCCGACTGGCAATACAGCCACCGGCTGCCGAGCGATTACGTGATGGCGCGACGCCTGATCACGCAAGGCACCGGCCGGTCTTATGACGAGAACCCCAAGGTGTTCGAGATCAGCACCGACGCGACCGGGCCGCTCCTCTTCAGCCATGAGCTCGACCCGATGCTGGAATACACCGCGCGGATCCCGTGCGCGGTCAACCAGGCCGACCCGCTGTTCAAGGACGCCTTCGCGTGGCGACTCTCGGCGGCGCTCGCCCCGTCACTCGCCCAGGTCGACCCGGAGATGCCGGAGCAGCACGGGCGCGGGCCTGAAGACCCGCCCCAGAAGGACATGCGCATCCGGTCGAAACCGAACAAGGCGGCGATGCGGTTGCAGGTCGCCCAGATGGCGCGACGAATGTATGAGCGCGTGCTGGTGCAGGCCCGTGTCGCCGACGCCAACGAGGCCAACCCGGAACATCCCGGCGAAGCGCCCTGGATTGCGGGACGGTAGGCAATGCCTGAATCCGTCATTCAACGGAGTTTTGCCTCGGGCGAGCTCGCGCCGGCGCTCCACGCGCGGGCCGACCTCGAGCAATACGTCACGGGGGCGCGAACCTGCCGGAACTTCCTGATCATGCGGGAGGGCGCGGTCGCGAACCGTCCAGGCTTCCGGTTCGTCGGCGAGTGCAAGACCGCGAGCAGCAACGTCCGGCTGCGCCGCTACAACTCGGCGACGCCGAACGAAAGCATCCTGATCGAAGTCGGCGTCAGTTACTTGCGGTTCTACAAGAACGGCGCGAGGATCGAACTCGCCGGCGCGGCGGCGGCCTGGAGCGCCGTCGTCAACTACGTGCCGGGCGATCTGGTGTCACAGGGCGGCGTGAACTATTACGCCAAGGCCGCGAGCTTGAACCAGGTGCCGCCTAATGCGACGTTCTGGCATCCGCTCGACGGGCTGATTTACGAGATCCCGACGACCTACACCACGCCCGGCCTGATCGGCGGCTGGGAGCAGAGCGGCAACGTGATCGTGATCACGCATCGCCTGCACGACCCGCGCGAGCTGGTCTATTTCACGGATACGAATTGGGTGCTCCGGCTGGCCGACACCCAGCCGAACGTCGAGGAACCGACGAACCTGGTGCTGACTCCGAACGCCGGCGCGGGCGCGGTCGCTCGCGTCGCCTACGTCATCACGGCGGCGGCCCTGGGCACCTTCGAGGAGTCGCTCGTCTCGAACGTCGTGAACGACGCCGCGAACCAGGTGCCGACTGTCGACGCGCCGAACCTGCTCGAGTGGGACACCCCGACCGACCCGGTTGAGGAGTGGTATGTCTACAAGGACGTCAACGAAAATGGCGTCTTCGGCTACATCGGCACGGCGAAGGGCGCGGAGGAGTTTCGCGACGGCGGCATCGATCCCGACTACAGCGTGACGCCGCCGCTCGATCGCACGCCGTTCGTGAGCGCGACGACCCGGCCTCACGTCGCGACCCACTACCAGCAACGTCGGTTCTATGCGCAGAGCGTCGACAACCCGGAAGGCATCGAAGGCTCGCGCGTCGGGTTCTTCAATAACTTCGGCCGCAGCTCGCCCGTCCAGGACGATGACGCGGTGACGTTCCGGATTGTCGGCCGCGGCTACATGGCCGTCCGGCACATGCTCGGCCTGAAGCGGTTGATCGTGTTCACCGATGGCGGTGTGTGGCCGGTCGGCGATCCCGAGACGCCGCTGACCCCGTCGTCCCTGGTCGCCGATCAGCAAACTTACACCGGCGTGTCGGCCGACGTGCCGCCGGTGGTGATCGGCAACTCGGTGATCTACTTGCAGGCGCGAGGGTCCATCGTCTTCGACCTGCGCTTCGATCAACAGGTCGAAGGCCTCAACGGGCGCGACCTCACGCTGTTCGCCTCGCACCTGGTCGACGGCCATCAAATCGAGTGCATGGATTACCAGGAGACGCCGCACCCGATTGTCTGGTGCTGCCGTAGCGACGGCACGCTCCTCGGCCTCACCTACGTCCGCGAACAAAACGTCTGGGGCTGGCACCGGCACGACACCGCCGGCGACTTCGAGCAGGTCTGTGTCATTCCCGAGGCGGGCGAGGACTACGTCTATGCCATCGTGAATCGCGACGTCGGCGGCAGTGTTCGCTATATCGAGCGGATGGCCTCGAGGACGATCCGCACCGGGTTCTTCAACCTGGATTCGTTCTTTGTCGACAGCGGCCTGAGCTACGACGGAGCGCCGGCGACCGTGTTCTCGGGCCTCGACCATCTCGAGGGCAAGCGCGTCGCGGTGCTGGGCGACGGTGACATCGTGACGGACGGCTCCGACGCGGTCGAGCTGACCGTCACCGGCGGAAGCGTGACGATCCCGGTCGCGAAGTCGCGCGTGCATATCGGGCTGCCGATCACGGCCGACCTTGAGACGCTCGACCTGGACGTCGGCGGATCGGCGGTGCGCGACAAACAGAAGCGCGTCGGGAGCATGTATCTCATCGTCGACAAGTCCTCGCGGTCGTTCCTCGTCGGCCCGGACTCGGCGAACCTCACGCCCCACGAAATCAGCTCGATCGACGAGACGCCAACCGCCGATGAACACACGGGCCTGGTGGAGATGACCCTCAAGACCGGCTTCAACCTGCCCGGCCGCATCTTCGTCAGGCAGGCCGACCCGTTGCCGCTGACCATCCTGGGCATCGTGCCGAACCTGATTGTGGGAGGATAAGGCGCATGACGAAAGGGCAAGGCATCGCGCTCGGCGTCACGGCGGTCGGATCTATTCTCACGCTCCGGGGCCAGTTGAGCGCCGGCAATGCGGCGAAGCAGGCCGGGCTGTTGTCGCAGGAGGCGGCGGAATCGACGGCCGCGCTTGCCGACTTCAACGCCCAGGTCGCCGAGCTGCAAGGGAAGGACGCGCTCGACCGTGGCGCCGAAGAGGAGAGCCGGTTCCGGTCGGTGGTCAAAGGGGCCATCGGTGCGCAGCGGGCCGGGTTCGCCGCGGCGAATATCGACGTCGGGTTCGGCTCGGCGGTCGACGTCCAGGCCGATGCCGCGATGCTCGGCGAACTCGACGCGCTGACCATTCGCACGAACGCCGCGCGTGAGGCGTGGGGCTACAAGGTGACGGCGATTGACCTCCGGAAGCGGGGCGAGATTGCCCGCAAGGAAGGATCAGCGATGGCCGCCGCCGGCGCGGAGCAACAGAAGGCGAGCCGCTGGGGTGCTGTGGCGACGCTGGTCGGCACGGCCGGATCGCTCCTCGCGGCGAAGTATGGGATGGGGGGCTAGATGCCGGTCGTTCGACGCGAGCGCGAGATCCGCACGACCCCGCTGCCCGCTGCCCGGCTGACCGCCGGCGAGACGGCGCTGTCGAAGGGCGTCGGTGTGCAGCACGCCAAGGCCCAGACCGGCGAGGTCATCGCCAGCATCGGCGCGAAGGCCAGCGGCATCGGTGTCGGCCTGTTCTCGAAGATCCAGCAACAGGAAACCGACAAGGCCGACCAGGTCGCCGCGCTCGCGTTCGACAACAAGTTCGCCGCCTGGGAAACCAGCCGGCTCTATGGCGAGAACGGGGCGCTGAAGCGCCAAGGCAAGGACGCGCTCGGCCTGCCGGATGAAATCGCCAAGGAGTTCGACAAGGTTGCCGGCGAGATCGAGGCGACGGCCGGGAACGAGCGCCAGCGGCTACTGTTTCAGAAGATCCGGGCGCAGCGCCAGCAAGGCCTCGACCTCCAGGTGCAGCGACACACGCATCAGGAGATCCAAGCCTACGGCCGCGACGAGCTGAACTCGACCGTCGTCAACTCGCACAACGAGGCGGTCGCGAAGGCGCTGTCACCGAACGAGGCCGACGCCGCGCTCGCGCGTGGTATCGACGCGATCAAGGTGATGGGGCCGAAGCTCGGGATGGGACCCGAGACGGTGCAGAAACAGATCGACGCGCTGCAATCGCAAACGCTCGATGGTGTCGTCACGCGCCTGCTCGCCAACGGCTACGACCAGAAGGCCAAGGTGTATTTCGAGGACGCGAAAGAGAAGGGGCTGATCAAAGACGGCAACGTGCTGGCCCGGCTCGAGGAGAAGGTCAAGCAAGGCACGACCGACGCGAACGGCGAACGCGCCGCGGCGAAGATCTGGGAGACGCTCGGGCCGAAGACCGACACCGAGGCCATCTCGCTCGACGCAATGGAAAAGGCCGCTCGCGCGGAGTTTCCTGATGACGTCGCCAGCGCCAAGGCCGCTATCTCGGCGCTTCGCTCGCGGAAGCAGGGCGTCGATGACGGCCGGCGCGAACGGAACAATGCCCAGGACAGCGCGATCTGGGGTGCCGTGTTCGAGGGCAAGACCATGAACACGATTCGCCGGATGCCGGAGTTCATCAACGCCGATGGACAGACCAAGACCCGTATCGGCGATTACTTCGACAACGAGGCCGCGCGGTCGGAAAGTCGCGCCGCTGCTCGAGAGTCACGCGCCGCCGCCGCCGAGTCGAGAATCCAGGGCGCTGCCGCGCGAAAGGAACGCGAGCTCGAGCTGAAGGGCTGGTCGACGTATCTCGAGATCAGCGACCCGGCGAAGCTGAAGACGATGACGCGCGGCGACATCCTGAAGCAACTGCCGGAACTGGGGCAGGCGCACGTCAATCGCCTCCTGAACGATCAGGAAAAGCTGGTCAAGGACGAGGCGACGTTCCGCGCGGCGGTGATCGACCGCGACCTGTTCAACTCGATCATGGACGAGGCCGGCGTGCCGGGCGTCTACCAGTCACCCTCGCAGCGCGGCAAGGTGCAGAGCGCGAACCTCGGCAAGCTGCAAGCGACCATCGAAGACGAGATCGCCCGCAAGCAAGTCGCCGCCGGTCGACGTCTCTCGCGCGAAGAGACGGAGGTTGTCGCGAAGTCGGTCGTCGATCGCAAGGTGATGGTGCGCGATTGGTTTATTGACGATCCGGTGATCGCGGCCGTCGTCAACCCGAAAGACGTGCCGAACGCTTACGTGCCGATCGACCAGATCCCGCCGGCGCTACTCGGCCGGACGCTAAACCTGGTTCGCTCGAGCAATCCCGCGTTCCAAGGCCTCACCGATGATCAGCTCAAGGTGCGAGCAAAGGCGCAGCTCGAAAGCTCCTATGCGGCCTATGTGTTGAATCTCGGCGAGGCGGAAGTCCTGAAGCGCCTCCAGCAGGGCGTGAAGTAATGGCCGACCAGAAAACGACGTCGATCTGGGACGACCAGGCCACGACTCCGCCGACCTCGGATCCCAGCCGGATCCCCGGCGCCGCGCCGGCGTCGATCTGGTCGGACGGCCCCGACCCGCTCGAGACGAGCCTGAACGCCGCCCGGCCGCAGAAGCCGGACACGGCCGCGCGGGTGTTGCAGCTCCAAATGAAGACCGGCCTGCCGCCGGTGGTGATCGAGCGCAACCTCGAGGAAGTCGAAAGCAAGGCCGCCGCGACCGACTTCAACGCCGCGACGTTCCGCGCCAGCTATCCCGGCCTCGCGACCTGGTTGCAGGAACCGAAGAACGCCGCCATCGCGCACGATGACCTCGAGCAGCTCGGGCTGGTGTCGCAGATCCTCGAGCGGCCGAAGAACCTTGTTCGCCGATTCTCGGCCGGCGTCAACGTCGGGATCTCCGGCGCGTTCGGGGCGCTCGAGTTCCTGGCGAAGAATCAGGCACCGGAGATCGCGCCGTTCGTGATGGAAGGACCGGCCCGCGACGCCGAGCGCGAACACGCCGTCACGTTCTTCAAGGAGATGCGGCAGGAAGTCACGAAGACCGCCGACTACGCGCGTGGCGATCAATCCGGCGCGGGCCTGCTCGAGCGCGGCATCTACAGCGGCGTCGAGTCGGTCGGCATGATGGCCCCGGCGCTGATGGCGTCGGTGTTGACCGGCACGCCTGGACCGATGTTGGCGATCATGGGCGTCGAAACCGGCGGCGCGTCCTACGGCAAAGCGATCGACCAGGGCTATAGCCACGGCCGCGCGGCGACCTACGGCGCGATTGACGCGACCATCGAAGTCGCGACCGAATACATCCCGGCGAAGTGGTTTCTCGCCGACCTCGCGAAGAACGCCGGCCTCGGCCGGATCGTGGCGCATCAGCTCGCCGGCGAAGTGCCGGGCGAGCTGGTTGCGACGACCCTGCAAAACCTGAATGAGTGGGCGACACTCAACCCTGACAAGCCGTTCAGCACCTACCTCGAGGAGCTGCCGGACGCGCTCGCCGAAACCGTGATCGCAACCGTCACGTCGGTCGCGTTCATGGGCGCGGTCGGCAAGGTCGCGACGTCGCTGTCGGGTGACGGCGGCCGGGCGAAGCAGGCCGAGATCGACAAGACGTTCTTCGAGGAACTCGCGAAGGGCGTCAAGGGTTCGGCGACGGTCGAGCGGATGAAGCCGGCCGCTCAGGAACTCTTTGCGCAGCTCACCGCCGGCGGGCCGGTGGAACACGTCTACATCCCGGTCGACGTGTTCGCGACCTACTTCCAGGACAAAGAGATCGACACCGCGACCGGCAAGGCGGTCGGCGCGGAGGCCATCGCCGCGGCGCTCACCGGGCAGGCGGGATCGCTCGCTCGAGCGCAGAAGACGGGCGAGGATCTCGAGATTTCCACGGCCATCTATGCGACCGAGATCGCCGCCTCGCCGCATCACAGCGCCCTGGTCGATGACCTCCGGCTCGGCTCGCCGGCGCGGATGACCGCCAAGGAGTCGGCCGCTTACCGTGAGGCCCAGGCCGCGGTCGCCGCCGAAGCGCCCAGCGACGCGCCGGAGGCGGTCAACCCAATCCGGCAGGCCGTCCTTCAGAAGCTCCAGGCGGGGCTGGCAGGCAGCAAGGTGAAGCTCCCGCGCCGCGCCCTGGAACGCTACGCCGACCTGTTTGCGGCGCTGGTGCCGACCGTGGCCGAGCGCGAGAACCTGGACCCGGTCGACGTCCTCCGGCGCTATGGCCTGGCCGTCGAGGACGCGACGACCCAGCCGCGCCCGCCGACCCGCGTCGAGCAGCTCGAGGAGGAACTCCGCAGCGTGCGACGCGCGGCCGAGGTCGACAGCCTCACCGGCGTCGCCAACCGGGCCGCCATGGACCGCGCTCTCCCCGCCGCCGAGCTCGACGCCGGCACGCACGTCATCGCGTTCGATGCCAACAACTTCGGGCAAGTGAACAAGATCGCCGGCCATGAAGCGGGCGACGCGATGCTGAAGCAGATGGCCGAGGCCATCAAGGCGGCGGCGGTCGAGGCCGGTGTCGGCGAGCGCGTGTTCCGCCGCGGCGGCGATGAGTTTGTCGTGCTGGCCCCGGCGAAGGTCGCGAAACAGGTCAGCGCCCGCGCGGCGGAACTCTTCGGATCCCAGGAACTCACGGCCGAGGACGGCGCGACGGTCGCGGTCAGCCTGACCGGCACCGCTGGCGCGACGTTCGCCGACGCCGACCGCGTGCTGCAATCCGCCAAGCGGGCGACCAAGGCGGGCATTGTTGACAGAAAAGCCGACACGGCGCAGACTACTGAGGAACCGACCGATGCCGCAACCGAGCCGCTCCCGAATCGTCTCGCTGATCAAAAAGGGCGCTCTGCCCGGCACGGCATTGCGCCAAGCGATCCGGGAAACAATACCGAGCAAGCCGAGCGACACCTCGAACGTGTCTTCAACGCTCTCCTCGGATCCGCCCAAGCCATCACCGCCGACGTCAACGTCGCCGAACTAAGGGCTGAGTTCGACTATCGCCTCGAGCTGTATCTTGAGGCCTACCGACTCAAGGCGGGCGACGCCAACCAGTCACACGACCTGCTTCGCGCCATTGTGAAGATCGGCGGCATCGCCGAAACATCGCAGACCTCGGGCGAACTGCGCGAGCTGCGAGGCAAGTTTGGCACCGTGATCGGCGTGCCGAGCATCCCCGGCGTGTTCCGCACCAAGCGCATCGGCCGCACCGGCAATCAACAGACCTCGGGCCACGACCTCGACGTCGTCCTGCAAAGCCTCCACAGCGGCTATCCCGAATTTGCCTGGATTGAAAACATCGACATGCTGGTCGACCAGCTCGATGAACTCTCGCGTCACAGCGCGTCAACGATGTCGATGACGGAGCTGCCCGGCACCGAGGAACTCCGCGAGGTCAACATCCGCGAAGAACTCGCCTGGTGGGAGGACCCGTGGCGCAACACCGCCGCCGAGGAGCCGGACGAAAACCCGGACGACATGACGGCCGACGCCATCAACGGCGACACCGACTTCACGTTCAACCAGGGCGCTCGGGTTGATCGCGATGCGCAGATCGCCCAGATGTCCGAGGACGAGGCGACGGCGGCCGCCTCGGAAGGCACGCACTATTTTGATTCGCTCTATCGCTCCGGCGAGCCGCGCACCAAGCACCCGTTTCTCGCGCGGTCGCTGATGGGCCTGGACATGCTGGGGAGCGGTGGCACGCCGACCGCCTATCATGGCGTGCTGTTCTCGAACCCGCTGGTCGCGGCGTCCAGGGCCGAGGCCTCGGAGCAGCTCCTCGGCGAAAACATCTATCCGGGCGTGAAGGTGCCGGTCGGCGAAGTCTCTGACGCCTCCCGCGCGATCCTCGCGGCTGATGAGCGCGTCGGTGCCGCGGCGGAAGCGGCTGGCTACGATGCCATCGTGACGCCGGAGGAAATTCAGGTCATCGATCCCTCGGTGCTGCCGCCGCGCGAGGCGGTCATCGCCGGCGAATACGGATATCTCACCGCCGACGATCAAGACCTCTACGAAGGCATCGGCCGCGACCGCGCCGGCGCTCGAGCCGCGAAGGCCGCGACGCCGACCGCGACCGCCCGCTATCTCGGCGAGCAAGAGGACGGCCTGGGCGGTTCGATGTCGCTCTACAACATCACCGGCGGGCCGTCGAACGGTTCGACAGTCGGCGCCGAGCAGCTCACGAAGCTCGGCATCGACGTGCCGCCGATCGACACCTTGGACACCGGCGAGGCCCAGCCGCGGCTCTTTGCGGATCCCTCCCAGACCGCGACGGCCCCGCTCGCCGAGCTGCCGTTCACGCTGACAGCGGAGATCCGGAAGGAAAAGGACTATCAGCGCACGCTGTTCCAGGACCCGACGCCGCCGCAAAACTTCGCGACCTGGTTCGGTGGCAGCAAGGTGGTCGATGAAGACGGGCAGCCGCTCGTCGTCTACCACGGCACGACGGGCGTGTTCGACACCTTCGATCAGTCGCGCGGCAATATTGAGTCGGACTTCGGTGCCGGGATCTACTTCTCAAACAACGCCGAGGACGTCGGTGCCAACTACGCCGGGATGGGGCCGGATCTGAAATCGAAGATCGAACGCCGGGCCGAGCGTATTCAGGATCAATACGCCGACAACGACGGGCAACCCGACGACGAACCAGGCCCGACCGTTCAGCGCGTGATCGAGCTGCTCGCCGAGAAAGGCCTCACGCTCGAGACGTCGACCGCGCCCGCCCGCGAGACCGCGTTCAAGGCCATCGCCGCCGAGCAATTCGGTGTCGAGCATGGCGGCGCGACGATGCCGGTCTTCCTGAAGATCGAGAACCCGGCCATCGTTGGCGGTGACAACGACACCGTCCTCACGTTCGAGCAGGAGTTCGCGCCGCTGTCGGACTTCCAGGACGAGGACATCGCGGAGCTCCGCGAGCAGGGCATGGACGACGACGAGATCCGGCGCGAGCTGTCGGATCGCAATTACTACGAACCCGAAGAAAAGGGTTCGCTGATCGAGTTCATCGAGGCGCTCCGGATGGAGGCGCGGCAATTCAACGACGGCGGCGTCGACGAGGACGGACTCGCCGACGTCATCAACTCTATTCTCGAGCAGGCTGGTTTCGAGTCAATCTCGCTGTCGCGCGTGATCGAGATCTTGAAGCAGGACGAAAATTTCGGTTACTTCACGGACGACGAGGGCAACCTCGCCAGTCACGAAATCACCCGCCGGGCGCTGAAGCGCACCGGGTTCGACGGCATCATCGACTACACGGTCGACATCAAGTTCGGATCCCAGCGTCGCCTCGGCTCGGCGATGGCGGGCATGGATGCCGACACGGTGCATTACATCGTGTTCGAGCCGACCCAGATCAAGAGCGCGAGCGGCAACGTCGGCACCTACGACCCGCGCAATCCCTCGATCTTGTTCCAGCCGTTCTTTCACGGATCGCCGCATAGCTTCGACACCTTCAGCACCGAGAAGATCGGCACCGGCGAAGGAGCGCAGTCCTACGGCTGGGGGCTCTACTTCGCCGAGAACCCGGCGGTGGCAAAGGACTATCAGCGCAGTCTGTCCGACACGTCCTCACACGCGCGATTCACCGCCAAGGGCGTCCTCCTGGATGAGAACACGCCGGAGAAGCACGGCGCGGCGCTCATCTCGTTCAACAACACGCGCGAGATCCGCAACACGGCGATGCGCTGGCTCGAGGAGGCGTCGGATCCGAACAACCTCGGCATGGCCGACACTGCGGCGAAGGCGGGCCTGGACACTTACGAATACTGGCGTCGCCTCGCGGAGTTCGTCACGACCCACGGCAAGCGCGACATCAAGGTCGAGCGCGGCCACGTCTACCAGGTCGAGATCCCCGACGCTCGCGTCGCGGAAATGCTGAATTGGGATGCGCCGCTCAGCCAGCAACCGCCGGCCGTTCAGGCGTTCGCGAAGAAACTGATCACGGCATCGGGCTATAGCCGGGTTCGCGACATCAATCTCGGCAAAGACCCGACCGGCGAAGCGATCTATCGGGAGATCGAGGCCTACGTCGAAGATCGCTGGAAGCGTGCCGGCGGCGGCGTGAGCGGGCTGATCACCGGGCCGGAAGGGGCGAGCCGGGCGCTCGCGGCCGCCGGTGTCCCAGGCCTGCGTTACTACGACGAAGGATCGCGCCCGCAAAACATCGTTGACCAACGCCTCGAGCGCCTGGTGCAAGAGAACGCCGGCAACGTCGAGGCGGCGGTCGATGCACTCGGCGGCTCGGTGTTCCTGCCGCCGGCGGAAAAGGCCAAGTGGCGCAAGTCGATGATCGAGTTCTACAAGAAGAAGACCCGCAACGTGGTCGTCTTCGATGAGTCGATCGTGAAGGTAACGCACCGCGACGGCACGCCGCTGACCCCACAGGAGCGCGAGGAGTATTTCCAGGAAGACAAAGAAGAGACGGTCACACCGGCGTCGCCGCGCGGATCGATCACCGGGCCGTTTGATCGCAATGCGTTTTTCGGCCCCGACCTCGAGTTCACGATCAAGCTGTTCGAGAATGCGGACGTGTCGACGTTCCTCCATGAGAGCGGCCATCTGTTCCTGAAGATCATGCAGGACCTCGAGGCCCGGCCCGAAGCGTCGGCGGGGCTGAAGCGCGACCTCGCGATCATCCGCGAGCAATTCGGCGCGGACAGTGTCGGCCAGCATGAGCGGTTCGCGCGGAGCTTCGAGGCGTATCTCCTCGAGGGCCGGGCGCCGAGTCTGTCGCTGCGGTCGGTGTTCGATGACTTCCGCGGCTGGCTCCTGCGGCTCTACAAGACGATGGCCGGTCTGAACGTGCAGCTCACCGATGACGTGCGCGGCGTGTTCGACCGGATGCTGGCGAGCGATGCGGCCATCGCTGAAGCCCAGGCCGCCGTCTCAACGACGCCGATGTTCGTGACGGCCGAAGAGGCGCGGATGTCGCCGTCCGAGTTCGACCTGTATCGCCAGAAGATCGCCGCGGCGAGTCGCAAGGGCCGGAAGGATCTCGAGGAGAAGCTCCTCAAGGATCTACAGCGGCAACAGACGCAGGCCTACCGCGACGAAAAGAACGAAATCCGGAAACAGGTGACGGCCGAAGTTCACGCGATGCCGATCTATCAGGCGCTCGCGGCGATTCGCAAAGGCACCCAGCCGGACGGCTCGCCGCTGGTCGAGGGAGCGCCGGTGTCGGCGCTGAAGTTGTCGAAGCACATCATCATCGAGAAGTTTGGCGGGGCCGCGCGGTTGACCTCGCTGCCGAAACCGGCGGTCTACACGGCCGACGACGGCATGGATCCGGACATGGTCGCGCCGCTGTTCGGGTTCTCGAGCGGCGACGCGCTCCTGGATGCCATCGCCGCCGCGCCGCCGATGAACGGGCTGATCTCGGCCGAGACGACGAAGCGGGCGAAGTCGCAGCTCGGCGACCTGGTCCTGGATAACCAGCTCTCGGATCTCGCCCGCGCGGCCGTGGCAAACGAGCATCGCGAGGAGATCGTCCGCATCGAGCTCGAGACGCTCAGCCGCCTCCGGCGCACGGCGCAGGCCGGCGCGGTGAAGGAACGTGACTATGAGCGGCGCTGGTTCGAGGCCGAGGCCAAACTCCGCATCGCCATCGCCGAGGGGCGCACCCAGGCCAAGGCCGACGCCGAGAAGAAGACGCTCACCGCCGAGGCGAAGGCGAAGCTGCTCGAGCTTCGCGAGCGGAAGGATCTCGAGATCACCCGGCTCGCCGCCGACGTCCGCGAAATGAAGGCGCTCGCGCGTGGCGGGCCGTCGATGATCAACGCGGCCATCCCGAGCGAGGCCGACCTGAAGCAGATCGCCCTGGACCGCATCGGGCGCACGCGCATCCGCGACCTGAAGCCCGACACGTTCTTCACCGCGGCACGGCAGGCCAGTCAGAAGGCGCTCGAGGCGGCGGCCAGGCAGGACTTCGCCGAGGCTATCTCAGCGAAGCAACAGGAGCAGATCGCGCTGGCGCTCTACCGGGAGGCCTCGGCAGCCAAGGCCGACGCCGAGACGCGCGTCAAGGCCGCTCAGGCGCTCGACAGCCCGGCCTCGCGGCGACGCATCGGCCTCGCCGGCAAGAGCTACCAGGACCAGATCGACGCCATCCTGGACCGCTACGACTTCGCGAAGATCACCGGCAAGGCGCTCGACAAACGCGAGGCGCTGCGGATGTGGATCTCGCAGCTCGAGGCTGATGGGTTCTCGGTCGACCTGCCCGATGACCTGGTCGATGACGCCCGCCGGGTTCACTACCGCGAGCTGACCGTTGAGCAGCTCGCCGGCGTCACCGATGGCCTGAAGTCGATCGTGCGGTTGGCGTCGCTGAAACTCCGACTCCTGAAGAACCGGGATCAACGCGCGTATGCCGTCGTGCGCAATGGGCTGGTGACGTCGATCCGCGACAACAGCCCGCTCGCCCCGACGCCGCTCGAGTTCCGCAAGACGGACGACCGCAACCGCACCATCGCGGAATGGTTCGCCTCGCACGCGCGGCTCGCGACGCTGGGCCAGGTCATGGACGGCGCGAAGGAGGGCGGCGCGTTCTGGTCGGCGATCAACCGGCCGATCAACGACGCGGCCAGCGCCAAGGAACGGCGCAACGCCGACGAGGGCAAGGCCTACGCCGCGATCCTCGAGCAGTATTACCCCGGCCGCGAGCTGGGGCGCATGGGCGAACTCCTGCATATCCCCGAGATCAAGGGCAGCTTGTCGAGGGAGGCCCGGATCTCGGTCGCGCTGAATTGGGGCAACCAGACCAGCCGTGATCGCCTGCTCAACGATCCGAAACGGAAATGGAACGAGAAGCAGATCAAGGCCATCCTCGACACCCTCAGCGCGAACGACCTGAAGTTCGTCCAGGCGACCTTTGATTTCCTTGAGCGGTTCTGGCCGGAGATCGCCGCGAAGTCCGAGCGGCTGACCGGCGTCGCGCCTGAGAAGGTGCTGCCGACGTCAATCGCGACAAAGGCCGGGACGATCCCCGGCGGCTACTACCCGCTCGCCTACGACTCGCGGCTGAACCTGAAGGGCCAGCAACAAGAGGAGGCACAGAGCGCGAAGCTGAAGATCTCGGCGGCCTATGTGCAGTCGACGACGCGGCGCGGGCATCTGATCACGCGCAAGCAAAACGTCAAGCGGTCGGCGAAGCTCGAGCTCGGCGTGGTGTTCTCGCATCTCGAGCAGGTCATTCACGACCTCACGCATCACGAAATGCTGATCGACGTGACGCGCCTGCTTCGGGATCCGCAAGTGCAGGACGCGATCCTCGAGACGAAGGGCGACCTGGTCTATCAGCAATTCACGCGCGGCCTCGAGGCCATCGCCGCCGGCCAGCTCGATCCGGCGAAGAACGGTGTCGAGAAAGCGGCGACGTGGATGCGCACGGGATCCCAGGTCGCCCTACTCGGGTATAACCTCTGGACCGGCGCCCTGCAACCGCTCGGCCTGTTCAACGGGGCGCAGCGCGTCGGTGGCCGCTGGGTCGCTCGCGGCATGAAGCGATGGCTGGTCGACGCCGCGCACATGCAGGCGACGACAACCTGGATTCACGACGTCAGCCCGTTCATGGCGAGCCGGTCGGCGAACGCGACGCAGGATCTCAGCGACCTCCGCGCGGCGTTCCGCACCGGCGGCGGCTGGTTCGATACCGCGGTGCGGACGGTGACGCGCGAAGTCGTGACACAGCAACACATCATCGACAGCTTCCTCTGGCACATCGGCCTGATGCAGCGCGTCGCCGACGTGCCGACGTGGCTCGGGCAATTCGAGAAGTCGATGGCCGGCGGCGAGACGGAGGCCCGCGCGATTGCGCTCGCCGACCAGGCGGTGATTGACTCGCAGGGTTCCGGCCGCATCAGCGACCTGTCGCAAGTGCAGCGCGGCGGTCCCATCGCCCGGTTGTTCCTCACGTTCTACAGCTACGGCGCGACGACTTACAACGCGACCTATATGGCGGCGGGCAAGACCAACTTCAAGAGCGCGTCGGACGTGACGAAGTTCCTCGGGCATCTGTCGCTGATCTATGTCATGCCGGCGGCGGCGGCGGTCGCGATCAGCCGCGCGGTCGGCCGCACCGGCGACGATGATGACGACTGGACGGATTACCTCGAGGACGTCGGCCAGGAGTCGCTCGCAGCGGCGCTCAATACGATGATGTGGGTGCGCGAGGCGAGTCAGATCGCCGCCGATGGCACGCGCGGCTATGCCGGCCCGGCCGGCGCTCGCGCGATTCAACTGGTCTATCAGCTCGGCGGGCAGGTCAAGCAAGGCGTCGCCGACGCGGCGCTCGGTCGCGCGATGCTCGCCGCCGGTGGCATCCTCTTCCGTTTCCCGGCGGCGCAAGCGCAGCGCACGATCGACGGCTGGGTCGCGCTCGAGGAGGGGCGCACGGAAAATCCGCTCGCTCTGCTTTTCGGACCGCCGCGCTAGTAGGATAAGGGCGATCATGCTCGAGACGCCTACGCTGCCGACCGTGACGACGCAGAAAGGCGACACGGTTGCAACGCCGACGACGACGGAGGAGCAAAACCTCGGCACCGCCGGCCAGCGCGAAACGAGCCTGATGTGGGAAACCACGCAGCGCCAGATCGCGCTCTGGGTGATCGGCTCGGCGCTCTTTGTGTCCGTCGTGATCGCGGTCTTCGGTGGTCTACTCGGGATCCCGCTCGAGCTCCGGCTGGCGGCGGTCGTATTTTTGTTTGGTGTTGCGAACCTAGTTACCGGCTTCTACTTTGGACGCACGAATCACACGCGCGTCGGAGGGGTCTATCAAGGACGATAGACGGCGGCCTGATGCGAAAGAAACCCACTACACGCCCCCCGGCGAAGGTGAGAATGGTGCCTGCTCGAGATCGAGCAACAGATTTTGCCGATGCCCGCTTCACGATCAAGGCGGTCCTCGCGATCGTCGGGTTCACGGCGATGATGGTCGGCAGCCAATGGGCGTTTTCGGCGAGCCTGCAACAGTCGATCACGGCGCTCGGCGCCCGCATGGACGCGAAGGACGTTATCGACAAGCGCGACGAAGAGGCCCGCACGCGCGAGGATGCCGCCGACGCCCGCATCATCAACGACCGGCTCGCCATGATCGACGAGAAGATCAAACAGATCGAACGCGAATACAAGCTCGAGGATTATGATCTGAAGGCGCTCATCACCAACAAGAGGTAACGACCATGAACGGCGAAGTCTGTTGCATTCTGGGGATCTGTTGCCCGCCGGCGGAACAGCGGGCGGCGCTCGCGACGTGGCTCGAGGAAGAGGAAGGCCTCTCGCCGGCGCAGGCGAAGCGGCTCGCGTCGAAGCTCCTGAAGCACGTCGACCTGGTGCCGAAGGGGTCGGTCAACATGAAGAAGATGGCGGCCGTGAAAGTCGCCGAGACACACCCCGCATGATCGACCTGGTCGTGCGTTCGATTCTCCCGGTCGCGCTGTCGATGTTGCCGCCGGCGATGGACAGCACGCCGGCGCGGGCGATGTTGATCGCCATCGGGTTGCAAGAGTCGAAGTTCCTCGCGCGGCGTCAGATCATCAAGAGCGGCAAGCCTGGACCAGCGGCCGGGTTCTGGCAATTCGAGCAGGGCGGCGGCGTGGCCGGGGTGCTTCAACATCCGCGCACGCGCGATCTGGCGCTTCAGGTGTTGCGGCGACTTCGCTACGTCAAGGGACCAAACCCCGGCCGCGTGATCACGTCGACCGAGATCGTTCACGCGAAGCTCGAAGACAACGATGTGCTGGCGTGCGTGTTCGCGCGACTGCTCCTCTGGACCGTGCCGGGCATCCTACCGAAGCGGCATGAGGAGGGCGCTGGCTGGGGGCAATACATTCACGGCTGGCGACCTGGGCAACCGCACCGGGATACCTGGGCTTCCTACTACGCCGAGGCCTGGGAGCGAATCGAAACCGCGCATGGTAATCTACCCGGCGGAGAGACACTATGACACCAGACATCCGCCCGTTCCTTCGCGAAGCTGACCGCCGCAAGCCGCATCTCCGCATCGACAACCGGATCCCGAGCTGCTTTGAACTCCTCGAGGACGCGCTCGCGCTCGCCGGCCCCGACTGGAAATTCATCGGCAAGTCGAGCCAGCGCGGCGAGGCCGGGTTCCGCCCCGCCTGGTTCACGCCGGTGATGGTGCCGTGCCGTCGACCGGACGGGCAGACGGAAGGCGTGTTGATCGATCAGCTCGGCATGGATGCCGCGTGGCACCCGCCGAGCGGTCGTCAGATCAAGGTCATCGTCAACAGCACCGCGAACGAATTGCCGCCGGGCGATCCGCGCCGCGGCCCTGCGAGCCTGGACAGCTACGAGATCCCGCCGGTGGGCGACAACGGCGAGCAACATTACCGCTGGCACAATCCGCCGATGCCGCAGAGCGGAGCGCCGGGCGTGCCGATGCCGGGTCCAGGACCGACGCCGCCGACGCAGCCGCCGACGCACGCGGGCCGCTTGCCCGGCCGCGATGAGGCGCTGAACGAGCTCGAGTTCCTCGATAGCTACTATCGATCGAGGGAAGGCCTGGATCGTCAACAGGGGTTGTCACTGGCCGGCGCTCCGGACTTCGAGGGTGTCGCCGCCTGGTATCTCGACGTCTACCAGAACGCGCGGCTCGCCGGCGCATCGCGCGAAGAGGCGCGGGCCGCCTACATTCGCGACATCCGCAACTCGAACGAGTGGAAGGCCAAGCATCCGGGGGAGACACCGTGAACTGGTTACAGCGCAATCTGCCATCGCGCGAGTCGTGGAAGTGGGTCGGCGTCACCTTAATCATGGTGCTGACCTACGTCTCGGCTCACTTCGAGGCGTTCCAGGCGGCGTTTGAAATCGCGCCGATCTGGGAGCAGCGCATCGAGCTCACCGCCGGCCTGCTCGCGACGCTCGCGGCAAAGCAGTCGTTTAGCTGGATGCCGACGAAGGAAAAGCAGGAACAGGCCAAGGTGATGAAGGAGATCGAGGTCGACCTCGACCGCGAGCGCAAAGGCCCGTGAGCGATCAAGAACCGTTCGACGTGTCGAAGATCGTGCCGGTGCAGGACGTCATCGCGGTGCCACAGCCGCGCCTCACCTTCGACAGCGACGCAGAGGTCGCGCGGATCCTCAAAGAGAAACCCAATAAGTTCACCGTCTCGGGATTCACGGACGGCAAGGGTGGCCTCGCGAAAGCGAGCTACAACCGCAAATGGTCGAACGGCTGGGGCGCGACGGCCTACGCGAAAGCCTGGTGGAACGATGCGAGCGTGACACCAGAACGCTCGAGCGGCGTCGCGGTTGGCGGTGAAGGTTCCTACGAATTCGGCGACCGCTGACTTATTGACAGCAACTCAGGGATCGGGGTAGTGTCTAGGGCGTGAACGAGGCCCGAACGATAGAGCGGATCCCGGTCGACTCCAATGCGTTCGCCGCCATTGGTTACGACGTCGAGCGCCAGCTCCTCTCGGTCGAGTTCAACAGCGGGCATATCTGGCACTACCGCGGCGTCAACAATGACGCCTTCCAGGCGTTCGCCGGCGCACCCTCGCGCGGCTCCTGGTTCGCGAAATACATCCGTGGCAAGTTCACCGCCGAGCAGATGACGGGCCTGTGCCCGCAATGCGTCAAGACAACGAAGCCGGTCGTCGGCCTCGTTGGCGAGCGATGCGTGACGTGCCAGAGCGCGATCCGGGCGGTCGAGGCGCATCGAAAGCCATGATGCCAATAGAGTCGGCGCGTGACGCCGACGTCGAACTGGCGAACACGGTCGAGGCTTATACCTTTCTCTCGCGGCATGTTCTCGAGAATTTCCCGAGGCGGTTCGTGCAGTGGCGTCAACGGAAGATCCTGCGGCACGCGCTCGAACACGTCACGGGCGAGGACATGCTCAACGTCGTCGAGCAATTAGTGAGGGCCATCAGGTGACAGACGAAAAGCAAATGGGGCGGCCAGCGATCTATCGCAACAAGGACGCGAAGAACATCCACGGGATGATCACGACCGAGGGCGAAAAGGCGTTCGAGCTGGCTCGAAAGGCGCTCGCGAAGATCGTTGATTGGAAACCGGAGCGCGTCAGTGACGGCGACGTCGTCATGTTCCTCGCGATGGGGTTCAAGGCGAAGGAGTCGCGCGAGGCGTGTTCGATGCAGTTGGAAAAGTATCTCGGCAGACGGTAAAAATGAAACGGCCGGGAGGTTGACGCCTCGCCGGCCGATTCACTTCTGGAGAGACAGAGTGGCTACACGGTCCTCAGTCTACTCCTGAAAGGTTTTCATGCGCAAACCAGCGAAGAAGAAAACGGCGAAGCCGTCGACCGCGCTCGCCCGCAGACCGGCGCCGCCGGCCCCGCGCCGGGCGACCGCCCTGGTCGTCAAGGATCCACAGAGCATGTTGCCGCAGGGCGTTCTCGGCGATGACGCGGCGGTCGGGGCGCTCGGTCAGATCGAAGTGAAGCTCTCGAAAGCCGAGGAGCTGATTCTCAGCGAAGCGGTCCAGGTGGTCGACGTGCGCATCAAGCCGAGCGGCCAGCCCTATCTGTCACACCCGGCCTATACCAACTGGTTCAATCGCGCGTTCGGTCGCCTGGGCTGGGCCATCGTGCCGCAGAGCAAACCGATCCGGACGGTCAACGGCAAGAAGGTCAGCGTCGTCGTGCCGTATATGCTCTACATCCACAGCAAGCCAGCGGCGTTTGCGATGGGCGAGCAGGAGTATTTCGAGGACAGCCGCGAGCAGACGTTCGGCGATGCGCTCGAGGCGACGGTCGCGTCGGCGCTCCGGCGATGCGCGAAGCGGCTCGGCGTCGGCCTCGAGCTGTGGGACAAGCGATGGCTCAACACGTTCATCGAGACGCACTGTGTCGCGGTGAAGGTAAAGCGCCCGCGCGATGACAAGGCAACAACGCAATGGCGTCGGAAGGACGACCCGCGCCTGGCGTATGAGATCGGCGGTAAGACCTCCGAAGAAGATGATCGCCCGAGCGGATCGAGCGACATCCGCGACGCCGAGTTCAGGGAGTCACCGCCGCCGCGCGTCGAGCCGCCGGTCGGTGAGACGGCCGGGCCGAAGAAGGTGACGATCGAGCAGAGGAAACGCATCACGCGGATCATCAAGAACACCGGCCGCAACGAGGCCGAGGTATCGCTGTGGCTATTCAAAACCTACGGCGTCAAGGGCGGCGCGAACATCTTGCAGAAGGATTACCAGCGGATTTGTGATCAGCTTCAGGTGCGCGGCACGTTGCCGATGCCCGGTGATGGAGGTCAGTGATGGAGAAGAAACGAAACCCGCAAGACGCGACTCTGAGAAACACCCGCGCAAGGGTGAAGGAGATCGCGACGCTCAAGGCCGACGTGCGCGATCTGAAGCGCCGGGTTCGGTCGCTCGAGTTCGACGTCGTGAAGAAGCTCGCGCGGATTCAGGAAATGCTGGTCAAAGATATCTCGGCGAGAGCCAAGCGGCTCGAGCAGGGTTTGACCTAATGGGCGTCCCTGAGTTCACCAACGCCGACGTCGCCCAGCTCCTCAAGATTCAGAACGAGGTTCGCGACGTGCTGAAGAAATACAGCTCGAACACGCCGGCCATCGTCCCGGCCGTGGCGCTGGTTCGCATCGCGAAGGAGCTGCTCGACGTCTACCCGGAGGTCGACCGCAAGCCGACGATCGACGACATCATCGTCCCGTTCATCAAGGGCGAGACGTCAATGCCGAGTCGTCGCCGCGGCGCGAGCCGGTTGATCCTGCCCCCTGGATTCAAATTCGATTCGTGATGGCCTTCAGCTACGAGGCGGCGACACACACGTATTTCCTCGACGGCCAGCGGATCCCCGGCATCACCGAGATGCTGAAGAAAACCGGCTGGGTCGATGATACGCACTTCACTCAGGGCGGCCGCGACCGTGGCACGGCGGTGCATGACTACGCCGCGCAGTATGACCTCGGCGTGCTGGATCTCGCGACGGTGCCGCGCGAGCTGCGGGCCTGGGTGCTGGCCTACATCGAGCTCATGGAGCGCGTGCCGCACTCCTGGGACTACGTCGAGGTTCCGTTCGGGCATCCGACGCTGAGCTTCGGCGGCACGCCGGATCGCGTCGGCAAGTGGCTCGGCGTGCGCACCGTGGCCGAGCAGAAGACCGGAGCGCCGCGGCCATCGGACGCGATTCAAACCGCGCTCCAGGCGATCCTCGTCGCGCACACGACGGACCTGCCCGCGCCGGCGTGGCAACGGCTGGTCTTCTACACGAAACCCAACGGCCGATTTGTGGTCGAGCGGCACCCGGACAAACGCGACTACGATGAGGCGCATCGCGTGCTGAGGGAGTGCTGCCGATGACGAAGACGGTCATGCTGATCTTGGGCGGCGCGGTCGCGCTGCTCCTCTGGCGCTGGATCTATGTGTGGCGATCCGCGCGGCACGACAGGCAAGCGTTCGAGTATCGAATGCGGAACCGGCAGGATCTCAAATGACGTTCGGTAAACCGTTTAAGAAGGGCATCACCGCCCGCCGGCGCGAGGCGAAGAACCGGCGGCTGAAGCGCGATGAGCGTGTGAACAAGGCCAAGGTTCGCGCTCGAGACGGCGGCGGCCGAGGCCACCAGGCCGAGTTATACGGCCGCTGCCGATTCCCGCTCTGTGGCTGTTTTATGAAGAACCTCTTTGTCGAGGTCAGTCATCAGGAGCATAAGGGCATGGGCGGCGACCCGACCGGCGAACGGTCGACGCCTGACAAGATGATGTGTCTCTGTAACTGGCGACACAAAGAGGCGCGGTTCTCGATCGACAACGGCAATCTGCGCTGGGTTCCGCTGACGGACCAGGGCGCGAACGGCCCCGTGGCGTGGGAAGTCAAACTTCCCTCGGGCTGGGCCGAGTTCGCCCGCGAGATCGACGTGCAGGTTCTCGATGAGATCGCGCCGCGCTGGCAGGTCGTGCTGGCCGAATTGGACACCTACTAACGTGAGCGAGGCGATTCATGGCTTGGGTATATGTGCCGGCGTCGGAGGCCTCGAGCTCGCGCTGGGCCTCGTCTTCGGAGACACCTACGACACCGTTGCTTACGTGGAGAGGGAAGCCTTTGTCGCCGCGAATCTGGTCGCGCGAATGGATGAAGGGATCTTTCGTCCGGCGCCTATCTGGAACGACGTTGACGACTTCGACGGCCGCCCGTGGCGTGGAAAGGTTCATTGCCTCTCTGCCGGATTCCCGTGTCAACCGTTCTCTGTCGCAGGCAGTCAGCTCGGCCTGGACGATGAGCGATGGCTCTGGCCCAGCATCGCTCGGATCATTCGCGACGTTCGACCCGACATCGTCTTCTTGGAAAACGTCCCGCCCATCGTTGTTCACGGACTTGCTGACATCCTCCGAACGCTGGCCGAACTCGGGTATGTTGCGACGTGGGATCTGTTCAGTGCTTCCGACGTCGGTGCCTCCCACGGCCGAGAGCGTTTTTTCCTCGTCGCAGTGGCGGACCCCGGATTCGCCGGGCGCGGGCGGGCCGAGGACACACACGACGAGCCAAGGCCACGGGCATCAGGTGACGTTGCAGGAGCAGGCGACGAACTGGCAGACGCCGGGAGTCGACAGCTTCCGGAGCCGAAGCGGCGATCGCAAGGACGAACAAGGCCTCGATCAACAGGCGCGAACCTGGCCGACGCCGAACGTGCCGAACGGCGGCCGCTCGAGCAGCACCAGCAATTACGACGAAAAGGGAAACAAGCGACAGATCGACCTCGGGGCGGCGACGTCGGCCTGGGCGACACCGACCGGCCACGACATCCGAAGCGGCAAGGGAACGCAAAGCGAGACGTGTCTGGGCGACGCGGCGAGGTCCCTCTTTTCCCACCTGGACCCGCTGACTTCGACGCCTGGCGGCGAGTCCTCGCCATCCGACCCGACCTCGCCCCCGCTGTGGAGAACACCGGCGACAACCGACGTAGGGGTGCCGCCGGAGAAGCTGGTCGCGAAGGACGGCGGCCCGCCGAAGATCGGGGCGCGGATGTATCGGAAGCAGGAGGACGGCTCGATCACGACGAGCAGCGCCGGCGAAGTGATCTCGCAATCGCAGACGCTCGGGTTGCAGGCCACGATGTTCACCGAGGATCTTTCTGTGAATACTTCTCGGTCTGCCACAACCCCAACGCCTGCGACGGACAGCTCGAGTCATGCTGGCTCGCAGTGGAAGACGCCTCACGGGATGGCGAACACCGACCAATACGGGAAGACGGGCGGGGCGGGCGGGGAGCATCAGAAACAGGTGATGACCTGGTCGACACCGAGGGCGGCGTGCAACGTCCAGAACGCGAAGAACCTGCCGCCGCCATCGGAGGGCGGGCGCTCCTCGAAGCCGGGCCTGGAAGATCAGATTCAACCGGCGACGCCGATACCGGGGCAGCCGAAAGCGCAGCTCAATCCGAGGTTCGACGAGTGGCTTATGGGTTGGCCCCCAGGGTGGACCGCCTTCGAGCCTGTGGCAACGGAGTGGTGCCATTGGAGGCAGCGTATGCGTTTTGCACTCTCGCGGCTCGTCTCGGGTGGCGCGTCGGCCCGGTTGAAACTGTAGTTGTTGACAGCAAGTAGCGCCATCGTTATACTCCGCAAACAGGAGAGAACAGATGGCTACACTGCAAACGCTCAATCGCGAGGCACTGGTCGAACGCATGAAGCGCGAGATCACGGCCGACATCACCGCCGGGATCGTGCCGGTCGACGTGCCGGACTTCTCGGCACTCCATGATCACGTCGATGCCAACGGCTACGGCGGGCTGTTCGAGCTGTCTTCGGAGGCGCTGAACCACGACTCGATCAGCAACATCATCAACGCCGCCCAGACGGACGTCAGCGAATGGCTGAAGACCGGGCGCGGGGCGCTCTGGGTCAAGGAGTTCGGCATCGACTACGCGGTGCCTGCCGAGATCCTGAAGCGCACCGACCTCGAAGATATGAGCTGGCACAATGACGTCGCGCCGTCGTTCGGACGCGAGATCAACGGCCAGCCGCTTCGCATCTGGGTCGAGCATCCGGATCCGGCGATGCGCGAGATGCCCGGCCAGCGGTTCATGGTGCTGATCGATGGCGAGGACGAAACGTGTTTGTTTTTCCAGGCGACCGATGACGCGGGTGTCGCGCTCGCGGCGTTCGATGAGTTCGCTTCACGGATGGGAGGGAAGTAATGGCAACGTCCAAAGCTCGCACGCGGCGACCGAATCACCGGGGTGTTGAGGATGCTCGAGATGTGACCCCGCCGCCGCGCGTGGCGAAGCCTGAACCGGCGCCGCCTGCGATGATCGAACTGACCCCCAGCCCCGACGCGGGCGAGGCGATCACCATCCGGCAAGAGGCCGCGATGATCACCGTCGAAGACAAGGCCAGTCACACCCAGGCGCTCGAGTTCGTGCGCGGCGCGAAACAGCTCAAGCGAAAGATCGAGGATCACTGGTCGCGCATCACCCGCAACGTCGACGACCTGAAGCGGAACCTGCTCGATCTGAAGCGCCGGGATCTCGAGCCGCTCGAGGTCGCCATCGGCCTTCTGAATGACCGCATCGTCACCTACGTCGAGGGCGAGCAGCGACGCGCACGCGAAGAGGCTGACCGCGACCGCGCCGCCCGCGAGGAACAGGCCCGCAAGGATCGCGAAAAGGAACTCGCCGATCAAGAGGCCGAGGCGCTCCGCCTGGAGGCTCAGAGTCCGACGCTGTCGGATCGCGAAACGCAATTCGCGATGACGTGGATCGCGCTCGGCCCGCAAGGCACGCCGACACTAGCCCAGGCCACGGGCATCGCGCGACGCCTCGGCTACAAGAACCCGGAGGACACTGCGCAGAAGCTCCTCGCGACGCCGAAGATCCTCGACTTCGTTGCCAGTCAACGCGCGGCGGCGGCGCTCCGCGAGCAGGCCGAGCAGGTTCGTCGTCAGCCCGTCATCGCCGCGCCGGCCGCTCGCGTCGAAAGCAAGCTGGGGAAGGTTGCCGGAACGCGGATGGTGACGACCTACTCCGCCGAGGTCTATGACCTGGACGAGCTGATCGCAGCGGTCAGCATGAACCGCTCACTTCAGAAGGGCAAGAACGGGCCGCTCGCGGCGAACACGGTATTTCTGAATCAGGAAGCGGAGAAGTATCGCGAGAGTCTCGAGTCGGTTTACCCAGGCGTGCGGATCGTGAAGCGAACGACGGTGGCCGGGTAATGGCTGATGATCTCAGGCGTCCCATCGGCGACCCCGTCGTGCTGAAGCACCCGGCGGTCGCCAAGGTCGAGATCAATCCGCTCTGCCCGGCGTGCGCGTCCTTCGTCGGCAACGTCCTCGCCGGCGACAAGGTCGTCACCGCTCAGACCGAGGGCGGTCGCCTGGAATATGGCATCACCGGCGTTTGCGAGAATTGCAGCGAGCCGATGTTCACGCCGTTCGCGGCGATCTACGCCGAGCTGAAGCGCATCGGAGTGATGAAGTGAAACTTCCGACCCTACGACCCTACCAGGTTGACTCGCTCAACGCGATCTGTGCGGCGCGGGCGAGCGGCCTGAACCGGATCCTGATCAAGAAACCGACCGGCACCGGCAAGACTGTCACCTTCGCGTCGCTGCTTCGCTGGCCTGCAATGGCGGAGTGGCTCGAGACGTTTCCGTCGACCGAGCGGCACATGCTCGTCATCGCGCACCGCGAGGAACTCATCGACCAGGCGCTCGAGAAAATTCAGCGCCAGAACCCCGGCCTGATGGTGTCGGTCGAGCAAGGCCCGCGATACTCGAACCGCTACAGCGACGTCGTGGTCGCCAGCATCCAGACCCTCGCCGCCCAGAAGTTCAAGCGGCTGAAGGATCTTCTCCGCCAGCATAAGTTTCGGATCGTCATCGTAGACGAGGCGCACCACGCGGCGGCCGCGAGTTATCGAACCGCGCTGGTGCATCTGGGGTTCCTACCGCCGGCGGATGCCAGCGACAGCGACGAGATCGAGGCCGTCACCGTCGAAGACGTTGCAATGATGGCGAAGAACCTGGAGCAATGGGACGTGGTCGCGCCGAAGGATCGCCTGCTCGTCGGGTTCACCGCGACGCCGAACCGGAGCGATGCGGTCGGCCTCGCGTGCGTGTTCCAATCCATCGCCTACAGCTACGGGCTGAAGCAAGCCATTGACGACAATTGGCTGGTGCCGATCGTGCCGTGGGTCGTTGAGACGAAGACCAGCATTGAGGCGGTCGGCGTCAACCGTGGAGACTTCAATCAAAAGGAACTCGGCGGCGCCGTCAATAACTACGCCCGGAACGCCCTGCTCGTAGAGTCGTGGATGAAATTCGCGCGAGAGGAGTCGACGATCGTCTTCTCGGCTGGCGTGGAACACGCGCACGACATCGCCGCAGCGTTCACGGCGGTCGGCGTTCAGGCCCGCGCCATCAGTGGCAAGACACCATCGAATGAGCGGCGAGCGGTGCTGGCCGCGTATAGCCGCGGCGACGTGCAAGTTGTGATAAACGCGATGCTCCTCACGGAAGGCACCGATCTGCCGCGCACCGCCTGCATCGTTCACGGGGCGCCGACACAATCCTCGACGCTCTACGAACAGAAAACAGGACGAGGCTTGAGGCTCTATCCTGGGAAAACCGAGTGCATCGTCATAGACCTGGTCGACGTCACGCGCCGGCATTCACTGCAAACCGCGCCGATGCTCTACGGCCTGCCGCCGACGCTGAAACCTATCGGCAAAAACCTCCGCGAGCTCGAAGATGAGTTCGCCGCGTTCCTCGAGAAGCATCCAGGGTTTACCGGCGACGGCCTGGGCCGCAAGACGATGGAAGAACTCAACGCCTACGCGATGACGTTCGACATCTGGAAACTGCCTGAGCTGGGCGACTTCGCGAACGGTCGCAAAATGAAATGGAGCAAGGTTGGCGATGCCGAGTATCTGCTTCAATACCCGTGGCTCGATGGCACCGAGATCCTGAAGGTCGCGCGGGATCTCCTGTCGCACTTCGCGGTCAGTCTCACGTTCCGGCCAAAAGAGGGCGCGGTGCGACAGCGCACGCTGGCGATGGAGATCGAATCGGCAACCAAGGCCGCCGAGATCGCCGAGACGTTCGTCCTGTCGGAACGGAAGCAGGTCGCGCGGATGCGAAGCCTGGACGCCCCGTGGCGCTCGAAGGCGATGAGTCCGGGCCAGCGCGATCTATTGAACCGCCTGCGCGTCGCGTTCAAGCCTGGCATCACCGCCGGCGAGGCGAGCGATCTGATCGACCAGGCGCAATGCAGAAAGGCGAGCGGACGATGAGGAGAGGGCATCATATTCGCGCGTGCGTGGCGCGACGTCGACCGATGACGGCGGCCGCGAAGCTCAGGCTCGAGCGGGCAATGTCCGGAGATAGCGGGCTGACGACCGTGCGGATTTCGGACTTGCACATGCTGCTCGGTAACTACGAAAGGGCTATCCAGAATGAACTACGACCCGATCAAGGTGACGCTGACGAAGGGCGAACTCGACATCGTGCTGCGCCCCATCGTGAACAAGGGCGGCGTGCAGCAACGGCTACGCAGCATCCTGAACCGGATCAACCGGACGACCGGCGAGGGCGAAGTGCTGCCGACCGATGAGGCCTATATGCGCGAGTTCGTGACGAAGCGGGGCGGCGGCGGCTACCAGGACCGTTTCAAGGCGATCCTCTGGGCGGTTGACCGGGCAAGAGTGTAAAGGGTGTAAGATGCGGGCGGCCCGGCGGGGTGAATCACTCCCAGCCGGGCCGATTGAAAGCGATTTCCGTGGCAGCGGAGCACGCCGTCGAGGCAATTCTAGCCTCGTTCGACTCTCCATTTCAAACCACGGGACGTCTCAGCCGAGGGCGATAAGCCACCGGGGCCGAGGCGCACGCTGCAAGCCCGCAACCGGGAGCTGTAGAGCGGGCAGGGTGGAGCCGGAGGCTCAGAGCCCACAGGGGCGACCGTGCGACGGTCGTGTTGAGTCTGAGCCATCTGCGCCGCTGTCGTCACGGCAGGCGCGGGCCACGAACGGGCGACGGCTACGGCTGGCGACACCGTCCTCGAGGCATTGGCTGCACCCCATAGGGGAGGCCTCTGCCTCGGGGGCTCTGGCATTGGCTGACGAAAGGATCAAGAGATGGGGAAACAACCGACCGAGAAGCAAGTGAACGAGTGGATCTATCAGCTCGGAAACGCGAAGCAGCATCTATACGCGAAGCAACTCCTCGCGGTCGATCAGGTCGTGAAGTTTTTCCAGGCGCAACAGGCCGCGAAGCGGAAGACGACCGCGCCGGCGCTCGAGTCGTTCGCGAAATTCAAAGCGGCGTATCCCAGGCCGACCGGGATGTCGAAAGCCAAAGACATCTGGATCACAATGGCCCCGAGTCCCGAGCTCGTCGCGCTGATTCTCGCGAAGGTCGACGTGTTCAAGCGAACGACCTGGTTCGGCCGCGAGCAGGAGAAGATCCCGCACGCGATCACGTTCCTGCGACAACGGCGCTGGGAGGATGAACCCGAACAACCGGCCTCCAGGCGCGGCGACTTCAGGCGAGTCGAGCCGACGTCGGACACAACGCCCGCGCCGACGCGGCCGGATCCGCTGGCGCGGCACGTTTTCAAACTGCTCGAGGCGCTCGTTACGGAGCGGCTGACGACCATCCTCGGCACCGAGGTCGCGGCCAAGGCGCGGGAAATGATCCAACAGCTCGGGCCGGATCGCGATGCGGCGATCGAGAAGCTCGCTAAGATCGAGGCCCGGCTATTGACGCGGGTGATCGAAGGCCTCAGCCCAGAAGAGTCGGCCGCCGCGCACGCCGAGGGCGAGGAAACCATTGATCGGAAGATGGCCGAGCGCATGGCCGAGGGGGTGTTCAAGCAAACCCAGCGCAATGCGTTCGAGCGGGCGGTGCGTCGACGCACCGGGCTACCGGAAGCGTTCTAAGGTTGTTGACAGGAACCGACTTTCTGTTCAGAATGACCCGTGCCGAGTAACAACGCGCGGGGTGCGTATTTCAAGAAGCGCACCCGGCGCTGGCTGATGGATCGGGGCTACCAGGTCGGGGCGCTCGAGATCGTGCATTGGATTTACCGACCGGGCCGACCGCCGATCCCGGTGAAGCGCGATCAATTCGGCGCGGACCTGCTCGCGGTGAACAAGGTCGAGATCTTGTTCGTCCAGGTGAAGGGCGGAAAGGCGGCGGTCGGCGGGACGTTTCCCGATGCGCGTCGCAAGTTTGCCGAGTTCACGTTTCCGCCCGGCGCTCGCCGGATCGTGATCGGGTGGCCGCCTCGAGCGCGACGGCCGCGAGTCGTGGAGTGTCGATGAGGATCATTCACAAGGGAGAGACGATGGCGAAGAAAGCGAAGAAGGCCAAGGCCGCGAAACCGGCTCGAGGCGCGAAGGGTAAGGCCAAGGCCGCGGCGAAGAGTGCCGCGCGAACCAGGGCGCTGAAGAACGTGCCGCGCACCCCGAGGGCGCAGCGGTTGCCGACGATGACCGACACCGGCATCAAGGCGCTCGACAACATCGGCGCACGCTATGCCGATATCCGCGACCAGCGGCAGGCGCTCACGCGCGAAGAGGTCAGCCTGAAGCAGCACACGATCACGCTGATGCACAAGCACGGCAAGACGTCGTATGTCACCGACGCGCTCGAGATTCACCTGGAGGGCGGCGAAGAGAGCGTCACCGTCAAGGTGAAGGACGCGGCCAAGGCTAAGGTCAAGACGACGGCCGCCGAGAACAGCGAGCCGCTCGAGGACTCAGCGACCGGCACCGAAGGCGCGGCCGGCGCGGGCGAGACGCCGCTCGAAGCGGACGAAGAGTAGTCGATGACAAAGCGGGCGCTCGCGACAACAACGAAGGCAGCGGTGCAGAAGACCAAGCCGTTCAATATCGGCTGTTTTAAGTTCACCGACACCGGCGTCGAAGTCGACGGGCGCCCGACTTTCAAGGAGACAGAGGGGGCGTGGGATTTCGTCACACGCGCCCATCGCTCCGCCGGGCATTGGATGCTCGGGATGATCGAATACATCGACTCGCGAAAAGATTGGGGCGACAAGCGCGACGACCTGATCAGTTACGAAACCGGCCTCAGCGAAAAGTCGGTCGGCGTCTACCGCTCGATCGCGAAGTCGGTGCCGCCGGCGAATCGCCTCGATGGCATCGGCATCGGCCAGCTCGCGGTCGTCGCAAAGCTCGGCGAGCCGGAACAGCGCGAGTGGTTAGAAAAGAGCCGAGATGAAAATTGGGGGCGCGATCAGCTCAAGAGCGAGATTCAAAACTCGAAGCGGGAAAAGCTGATCAGCGGTAAGGCCTCCGGCGTGTTCGCGATCGAGGTCGTGCTGCACCTGGACGTCGAGGCGAAGTCGGTGACAAAGGCGGAGGCGATTGCCCAGGCCGCCGGAGAGCAGATGACAAAGGTGCTTCAGGAGTCGATTCTCAAGGCGTCGGTGCATAAGGTGCGCGTCCGATGAGCGGCCGGGCGATGCCGAAGCAGGATCGCAACAACAGTAAACAGGACTACGCGACGCCGGCCCCGTTCATCGCCGCGGCGCTGGCCCGGCTCAGAATAAACAGGTTTAATTTCGACTTCGCGGCCGACGCCTCGAATCACAAGGCGGCAAAGTATTGGACCGAGAAAGACAACGCCCTGAACAAGACGCCCGCCGAGTGGGCGAAGGCCTGCCGCGGCGGCTGGGGCTGGCTCAATCCGCCGTTCAAGGACATCGCACCCTGGGCAGCGGCGTGCGCGGCCGCCGAAGATCAGGGTGCGCATATCGCTTTTCTGGTGCCGGCGAGCGTCGGCGCGAATTGGTTTGTCGATTCGATTCATCACCGGGCGCTGGTGCTGGGGCTGAATGGTCGCTTGGATTTCATCCCCGGTAATCATTTTCCCAAGGACTGCATGTTGTGCCTCTTCGGCCCGACGATCAGCCCCGGCTTCGATGTGTGGTGTTGGAAGTAAAGGAGCATGACGATGGACAGCGTCAAGAAGGAGGCCTTCCCGTTGGCCTGGCCGAGTGGCTGGCAGCGGACCAGGCCCCAGGATCAGCGGAAGATGACGGCCTGGAAGGGCAACGCCACGAAGTATCGCGACGCGCTGGCGACCGAGCTTGATCGCATGAAGTCGCCGGTGTCGGTGATCTCGACTAACGTGCCGATCAACGCACGCGGGGCGCTGACCTCCGGCATCGAGCCGCTCGACGTCGGCGTCGCGGTTTACTTCTCGCGCCAGTTGAAGGAAGACTTCTCATGGCAGGACGCGCTCAGTATCCACGACCCGGCGCCGACCGTCGAGCAGATCAACGAGTCGTATCGGAAGCTCGCGGCGATCTACCATCCCGACAAGGGCGGCGACGTCGCGATGTTCCAGGCCGTGACGCGGCACCGTGACAACGCGCTTCGCTGGGTGAACCGCAAGACCGACGCGCGGTTCGACTACGTCATCGCGTGCGACCAGTTCAAAGAGGTTCGGCTGAACATGGCGGCCATCGTGCTGACGAAGTCGAACCGCG